CTATAGCTGCCATCTTTCTCCTCCTTTCCACACCAGTTACAAGGTTCTCCTTCACCTATTTCCATTAAACTATCTTCAACATTACAATAGTGTTTCCACATTTTTATTCTATCTGGATTTTCACTAGGTTCTTCTGGAATAATATATTTCATTTTATTTTCTCTTTATTTATTTATATTTTTAAGTATATGTGCAATTACATTTATTGTCCACCCATTTCCTAACATTTTATATCGTTGAGTTTTACTAACACTTGCTGTATAAAAATCAGGAACTGTTTGTGCTCGTTCACATTCTAATGGTGTAATATATCTTAATCCTTTTTTATCTGGTATTCCAAAAAATCTTTGAGAACTACAACCTTTTCCATGTGAACCTTCTATCATCTGAACTTTCTCATTATCTTTTTGTATTCTTAATTTTTTATTTTTTCTTTTACTATGTCTATGAATCCAATCTAACATCTTATTAGAATAATAATATTTATCATTTACATTTTTTTCTTTTATATCTTTATATAAAATATTTTTATCTTTAGGTATTTTAAAAGATATATTAGTCCAATATAATCTTTTTCTATTTTGTGCTGATACTAAATTACTATTAACTTCTATTGGTTTAACACCTAATTCTTTAGATATAATATTTTCATATTCTTTTTTCATCTTAACATTCTCATATAAAAACCAACTTGGTTTTAATTTATTTTTAATTTTAACATAATCAAAAAAGTATTGACTTCTTTTATCTTTAAATCCTAATTTTTTACCTGCATTAGAAAAGCCTTGACAAGGAGAACCACCTAATAATAAATCAAAAAAAGGAAAATTTGCACTGAAATCTATATGAGAAACATCACCTAAATTAATTGTATCAGGATAATTTAATTTAGTTACTTGAATACAAAACTTATCTATTTCGGCTGTAAAATAATTATTGTATTTTATATTAGCTTTATTAAGAGCTAATTGTCCACAAGACATTCCATCAAACAAAGATAAGACATTCATTTTAATCTCCTACATCAAATTGATTAGTATCGTCAAGCTTATTATCTTTAAGCTCTTTTAATCTACCTGTTGCTCTATCATAAAGTAAATTACCTGCTGCTCCTGTATCACCTGTATATCTATTCTTTAAGATACGAAGCATAGTTGTATTAGCTGTCATAGAATCATGTGCTTGTTGATTACGTTCAAGAGCAATAACACAATCACTAAGATGTGCAATAGAAGCTGAACCTCTAAGATGTGACAGTGTAACTTCTCTACCATTTTCGTGACCTGTATCACCTGTTGGTCTTCTTAAATGTGATACTAATAATAAACCTACACCTGTCTGTTCAACTAAACTTCTTAACTTAGTCATAAGAATATCAATAGACTTTCTTTCATCATCTCCCTCTTGTCCACTAACTAAAATAGATAGATGGTCTAAGATAATCCATTTACAATCTAAAGCTTTAGCCATGTATTGTACACGATTTAGTATTTCATCATTATGTATAGAACCAAAGTGGTCAAAGGCATAGAACCTACCAGTTCCTATAGTAGCATCTTCCCACTTTTTTAATTGTTCTCTTGTATGTTGGTCTCTAATTTCTTTAATATATAATCTAGCACCTGCTTCAACAGACATAATATTAAATGCAGTTTTCTTAATGTTTTCTTCTAATGCTAAGACACCTATATTAGAATTAGTAGCAGTAAGTATATGATGCATTAGTTCTCTTGTTACTGATGACTTACCCATTCCTGCACCTGCAGTAAAAGTAACTAACTCACCTGTTCTCATACCATAAGTCTTATCATTAAGAGCTTGCCAAGGATACAAACATGTATCATTCTTTTGTTCTTCATATAAAGAACTTTGTAATGATTTAAGATTAATAATACCTGCTGGTGTATATACATCTGCATCCCACCATGCATCTAAGAACTTTTTACTTTCTCCTCTTTGTGCATATTCATTAGCATCTTTGTAATCTAAACGCATAATCTTACACTTATTAGGTTCAAAGAGTTGAGCTACTTTAGATGCTGCTGCTTTACCTGGTTCGTCATTATCAAAACAAATTATAATTGTTTCAAACTTATTTAAGTATTCATAAGATGCTTTACAATCTCTTACTGCACCTGCTGCTCCTGTCTTAACAGAAACACAAGCCCACTTAGCACCCATCATTTGATAAGCAGACATACAATCTATTTCACCTTCAGTGATAGTAACAAACTTACCTCTTGCTGCAAATAAGTTTTGTCCGAAGAGACCTGCTGTAGATATAGAACCTTCAGCCCAGAACTCTTTCTCTTTAGTGTTACGTACCTTAGATGCTACATGTGAATTATTACTATCATAGTATTTATATATATGTTGTGTAATATTATTGTCATTGTCTTTACGTACAGCAACATTAAACTTACTACAGGTTTCTTTATTTATTCTTCTATCATGTAGTGCTTCAGTATGTCCTTCTGTAAAATTAGTTTTAACTACACCTCTTATAGGTGCAGGTGTTATATTATTATTATTGTTCATTTGTTTCCTTTCTGGTGGTGTATAAGTGTTACATGAAAAGCAGTACCAGTGTCCATCTTCATATAATGTATTTGCATCACTTGAACTACAGTTACTACATGCTCCTTGTTTAATTACTTTATCGTTCATTTTATCGTTCATTTTATTTTATCTCCTAATCATTATTATCCAATACAGTTCTATATAGTTCGTTAACAAAACTAGTTTTATCTTCCATAACTTCATTAACTTCTTTCTTAGCTAATTTCTTAGCTTCTTGTTTAGTATAACCTTCTTCTTGATACTCTTTAACAAAAGTCCAGAACATTCTATTTCTTTCTTTATCCCAGAGATTTGTGCTCATGTATCCACCTTACTCTTTCTATTCTTTTATCTTTAGTATAATAAGTATATTTATATTTATTATTCTTGTCAACATAAGAATATTTATTTTTAGAAAATTTAGAATACAATACCATATCACATCCCATAGTTTTCCAAACTCCTTGATGTAAGTTCCAATGTTCTTCTGGAGTTAATGAGCACTGTTCATTCGTATTAGTCATCATGTTTTATATCCTTTTCTGCCCAGCTAATACCACCAGAAAACGTGGCTTCTGGGTTTATTTTTCTACGTAAGTAATGTAGTTCTTCTGTTAATACTTTTATTCTTATATGAGCTCTGCTCAGTTGTTCTTGTAAGTCTTTAATATTCTTTTTATATAAGTCTTCTCTTTGCTGTGTCATATTAATGTATCCTATATATTTTAATTGAGCTAGAATTTAAATCAAAATCTATTGGTGCTATACTTAATATAAAAGAAGTAGCTTCTTCAATAGATTTAAACTTCATTGGCATTTGAAAATCATCTACTAAATAGTCAGGTAGCTCATCTTCAAAAGGACTAGCATGAGCTATTACATAAGCATCTTTAACATTCATTATTATTCTCCTGTAGTAATGCTATTTAAGTATAGCATATATATTAATAATATAAAATAATTATTTTAATTACGTACTAGTATTAAGCATATCAATGATATAACTAATACAATTGGAAAGATATAGTTTAACCAGAGTGTCTTATCTTTTTCTGCTGGTGCGAACCAGTGACCAGTACGTTTCATTCTACGTTTACGTTCAGTTTCTTTATCCATCTTTTAAATCTCCTCCTCCATATGTTATCTCACAATCTGAATTACCCCATTCATTACCATGATATTCAACTAATACAACAAGACTATCATATAATGGAATCTTATGTGTTGTTCCTTCTTCAGAATAATTTACATCTGCTTCAGAAACTACAAAACTTATTTCTTCTCTTGTTAATTTTCTATTACTTTTAATAGTATAACTTCGTGTATCTTGTGACCATTCTTCAAAGCCATATGTATACTTACTCATTTGTTATTCTCCTTTATTTTATTATCATTTTTACCTACTGCTGACCTGGGCAGTACAACTACTTCTGCATCTGTTTCTATCCAGACCTTAGCACCACAAGACAAAGGCTTATCAGGACTGTATATAACTTTACTCTCACCTAGTATCTTTACTTCGTGAGCATATGTATTACTATTATAAGTCTTAACAGTAATTACTGGGTCTCTTCTATCATTCTTGTGATTAGATTTAATAACGTGTTGGTTAATATGTATTCTAGTCTTCATGATTTATATCTCCATGTCCATTAACTACATTAAAAGATTCTTCAGATAGTATAACATCTCTACCTATGTATGTAGTTTCTGTTTCTAAATTATCTAATTTAATTTTTTTAGATTGTCCTACAAATAAACATTTCTCTCGTACATATTCTTCTAACTCATCAATAGATAATTTATCAGTAGAAGTTACAATATATCTATCTACATTTTTATTTGTTTTTATTATTTCATATTCATATTTAATCATAGCTACCTCTCTCTTCATATTTAACAAACTGTAATTTAATTCTATCGTCATCATCATGTATAGTAAAACCTAAACTGTTCCATATATCAGGACATTCATCTCCATATATGTATGTATACTTATCAGATTTTTGTTCTTTATCTTTTAAATCAGAAACATATTCAAGTATCTCATTATGTGTATATCTTTGTGCAGCATTATCTCCTACTAATGCTTCCATTAACTGTATTAATTTTTCTCTATTGTTCATTTTTATTCTCCTTGTTATTGTTACGTATTAGTATATAATCTTTTTTTCTACTCATTAAGAAATCAAACAACTTAAAATGTACATCTTTAGTAGTAGGTTTTCTTTTAAAGTTAAGCGTAATAGTAACTGTCCATTTCATTTAAGTTTCCTTTATTATTTTTAATGCTTCCTCAACAGTTTGATTATCTTTATAAACTTTCCAATTAGTTCTATTATAAGGCATAGTTTCTATTACATATTCTCCTTTAGTATTATGTCTAAAGATACACATATATATTTCTTCTACTGTATCTCTAAATTCTTTCTGAGAATATTTAGATATATTTATTTCTTTTACTAAAGATGCAAAGTGTTGTGTTTCTATTTGATTAAATCTTTTACTCATCTTTATCTCCTTTATTAGTTTTTAATTAATTGAATCTCTAAGAACCCTCCACCATTTCCTTCTGGGTCACGACTAACTACAACTTGATATTCTTTACCTTTATATTTTGTAATCAAAATTGGAAAAGGTTCTATGTCTGCATCTTTATCATCTAAAACATACTCTGTAATAGTATGACCTATTAATTGTTTATAATGCTTTGCCATTGCATTTTTATATTGTTCACTTGTATTCATTTTTTATCTCCTGATATTGCACCTATTTGTGGTAAGATTTTATCTTCTATTGCATTCTCTATATTCTCTAATAAGCTAGGTGATGTAGTAGGTTTACCATACTTATACGTAACAGTATTATTTTTTATGTCATCAACATCTGATGGCTGCAACCATACTAGTTTTTCTCTATCAGGTGTAGCTAACCAATCTATTACTGCTGTATTAATTATATAATTTTCTCCATGGTTTTCATTTAAGTAATATAAGAAATCAAAAAAGCCATCATCACCTAGTCCATCACCAAGCTTATCAGTACCATCTTTATTCTTAATAGGTTTAGTAAGTATTTGTTTTAGTTTGTCTTTATCTACGTGCCATGTTCCCATGTCAATCTCCTTTTAATAATTTATTATAAGAACTATGAGTTCTTTTCTAAAAGTAAAAAAGAACTCGATAGTTCGTTTTAAATGTTAAGCTACATCAGCATACTGTAATGCTTTAGTTAACGCTTCTTGTTTATACTTACTTGCGTCACCATACCAAGAACTTCTTACTCTAGATGCATTACTTTTACCTAGCTTATGGTCATACATATATGTAACTGTATTAAATGTATCCCACCAAGAATCTTTAACTAGTCCTGCACCAGGTGTACCAT